TTGTCGCTTGACGTTGGAGCTAAGGATTTTGAAGGTTCTTCTTTCAACTGGCTGTCCTCTAGGTGTTGTCTTTCTAGGCTCTGGGTACTTATCGAGCTTAGGCTGAGTTTCTTTCAGTTTTTGCAATGTTTTCTCGTATTTCATTATCGCAGAATGTTGATGGTTGGTAATAGAATGTTCCTATAGATTCCTATTTCTTTATAGAAATTATTTTACATTCACCTATTGATCTGTGGCACTATTTCGGGGCGGTAACTTACTAGGGGATAAATATGAACGCACAAGAATTCGAGCAGTTCCTACTTTACGAGCTATTGGATGGACATCCTGACGATGTACTTTGCCATATGACAGCCGCTGATATTGGTGAAGAATTCTCGCAGATGTTATGGGTTTGGTCGCAGCATCATCAAAATCCTATCCAACTCCGTGACAATCTGCAACGGTTCATTATCGGAATGATTAACCGTACCGTTAAGGCTAAAAACTTACCGGCATACGATGAGACTGACGATGATAGGTATTTTGAGCATCAGGACAGGTTGTATCAGGAACACAAAGACCGGGAAGCAGAAAACTACTTTAAGGGGAAAGAAGCATGAACAAACTATTCAGAGCAGACGATAAGCTAGCTGACTTCATTGACCGTCATTCTGGTAAAGTCATCTTTCTGTTGCTTCTCCTATCGTTACTCTTGGACAGCCTATGACATCAATCCTCGACCCGAGTTTCAAATATGTCTCGTCTGGCAAAACAAACATTCGTAAAACTTTTGAACGTATTCGCAAAGAGCAAAAGGAGGCTGCAAAGATACAAACTAATGAGAAAGCACAACCTAACAATATCATCTTCAATAAGAAATTCGCTAAAGGATAAATAATGGATAACCGTCAACAGGAACAAGAAGAACAGCAGCAATGGCTCGTCTACCAAAAGCTACAGGAAGCCAGAGTTAAGCTCCAGAACGTAGAACTCAAGAAGTCAGGACATAACAAGTTCGCAGGCTATCGGTACTTTGAACTGACCGACTTCCTGCCTACAGTCAACTCGATATTCGCTGAACTAGGCCTGTGCCATACGCTAGAGTTCACCAGCGAACTAGCGACTATGCGAGTAATTGATACGGTCAACGGTGGCTGCACTAAGTTCACCTGCCCTATGGCTTCTGCTCAACTCAAGGGATGCCATGAAGTACAGAATCTAGGCGCGTCGATTACCTACATTACTCGGTATCTGCTGGTAATGGCTCTGGCAATCTGTGAGCATGACGCATTAGACGCTACTACAGGCTCAGACGAACCTAAGTCAGCAAAGCCGATTACTAAGTCCGTATTCGACGATCTTGACTCAGAATCTCAAGACGAGATTCGTAGCTACGCAGCAGACATCATCCTAATGATTCACAAGGATCAGGTAGCAGACGCTGTGGAGTACATCAATTCTTTAGGACTAGATGCAGATTGGAAGACTGCACTCTGGTCTCTGTTGGATAGCAAGCAACGATCAGCAATCAAGAAATTTACTAAAGGATAATCATGGAATACGACAACACTAATCGCGGTATGCTGGGTCGCAACACTAACAAACAGTCTGACAAGCACCCAGACTATAGCGGCACAATCAATATCGATGGCAAGGATTACTGGCTCTCTGGCTGGCTTAAGGAGGGCAAGAACGGTAAATTTTTCTCTCTAGCAGTCAAGGAGAAAGAAACTAAAAAGCCAGCAAAGAAGGTTGAGTTTCAGGACGATGATCTAAGTGATGCGCCATTTTAGGGATTAGCTACGAGGGAAAGCGGATGCTGGCTTTTCGATTAATAAATCGTCAAGGATAGAACCAGTGAAGCGAGTACCTCACCCTTAAGCCTAGCGATAGGTGGCGCGTAACCTACGCAGCATACGCATAGCTCCTTAGGACGTTTGTCTCCCCTTCTATGTGAGTATGCAGACAGCCCGGAAAGACGGGCATTAACTCAGGAGAAAAAATGAAACTGTTGGACTATTTGAAAGAAACGCACAAGATCAAGAACGACCGTCAACTAGCCCTAAAAATAGGTGTCTCAATGCCTACGATTAGCAAGATTCGTAACGGTCACAATGGGGTATCGGCAGAGACTAAGATTGCCATCCACAAGGCTTTCAATATGCCTATCGTTGAGATTGAGAGTTTCCTATGAGCTATGAAGCTACCGAACTAGCAGTTTTGATGTGGGGTGAAGCCAGAGGAATTGTTAAGCACTCTGACGCTAAGACGCAGCTATTGAAGGCTTTTTCTGAAATGGGAGAGTTAGCCGATGCGATTACCAAACGAGACCGTGACGGAATTATCGATGGCATTGGGGATGTTCTTGTATGCCTTACTATGGTCGCTGCTATTGAAGATGTCGATCTGAAACAATGCTTCCAGTCAGCCTACGAGCAGATTAAGGATCGTAAAGGCTACCTAAATAAAGAAGGGGTATTCGTTAAAGATGACAAATGACATTACCAAAGCAATCGAGATGGTCAATAAATGGTGGGCTAAGTCTATCGTTGCCATCATCCTCTGCGTTATCGGCTGGTATATCGGTGGGGTTCAAACAGAATCTCGGATAGCCTCGGATTGCAAGTTTGCAGGGGCATTTCGCGTAGACATCCAAGCCTTTACCTGCCAGCGTAGACTATGAAATTTTGCACAAGTTGCCAAGCCATGAGAGATGAAGACGGTGGGATATTTAGGCGCGGTAAACGCACTAACCGCTGGATATGCAAATCTTGCCTTGATAAAAAATCCCCGAGTATCTACAGGAACCTATCTGGCAAGCCTAGTCCAGTAAACCACATCAATAAAATTATCAAACAATTAAGGGAACGTAATGGGCAGACCTCGTAAGAATCCTGATGATCCTAAGTGGCAACCTGTGGCAGAACAAGTTACGGGAGTACCAGTCAACGATGATTGGCGTATCTTCTTCGCAGCGGCTCTGGGAGGCTTAATTGCTAGGGGTAGTGGTCAGACCTATGACCAGATGATAAAAACGGCTTCAGAGATCGCTACGCAAGCCTCAGAGTCACTTTCTTAGGGCTTCGTACTGGGTGTAGCATTGCTTGAGGGCTGTACGGAGTTCGTCGGCTTCTCTAGCGATCCGGATAAGAAATTCCCCATCCTCTCGGTAAAGCTCTTTTCCGCTACAGCCGCTTGATCCAACGCTGGCGGTACTGGACAAGGAACCTGTTTGGGTGGGACGTTCTTTCCTGTCGCGCAGCTTACTAGCAAGGGCAGCAGACTTAGCAGCAATATCCCTGATTTCTTCATCCTTCTCCCTCCTTAGTTGATCCGCAGTAGCCTGTAACTCCTGCTCCTTCTTACGGGCTTCTTCCTGAGCCTTAGCATAAGCAGCGTATTGCTCGGCCTTCTCCTTGTCCCATTGTTGCTGAACCTCAGCCTTACCTAGCTTGTGGCCCTTGTACAGACCACCTGCTCCGGCTACACCGACTGCGAATACAACGCCGAGGATTAGGTACGGATTCATTTCGGCGGTACTTTAGTCGCGTCAAGGCGTTTGTGTACCTTGACCTCACGACAGACCTGAACTTCCTTACCCTTTTTATCTTTTTGGGCATTGCAGACTTTTTTAGTCTCTCCTGCGTGAATGTTAAACACAAGAAATAGACTAAGAAACACAGTTCCAACCATGCGTAATGCAATCATGTTATCTCCGGGTGAGGTGGTTGTTCAGGGGCTGCTTTACCGTTATAACCTGCCGTTGGTGCAGAACTAATAGGTGCTATCGTCGGTTCCATGCGTACAGGTTGTTGTACAGGTGACGGTGGTGGTGCTTTAGGTGGATCAGCCCAATCACTCGCCTTAGAGACTCCGGGTGGTGGATCGATCAACTTAGCAACTCCATCTTTGCCTTTAATGGCAAGCAATGTCGCTAACGCCCCAAGTATGTACTTAGACATATCTGAGAGCAACATAAAGAACTGCTTATCCGCTGGGGCAATGGAATTCATCGGCTGAGTCACAAAGACTACCGAATACATCGCTAGGCTAGACATCATCAGCAGAACAGCACAGAACGTCGTGCCGATAACTAGCTTGATGATCGAATCAATATGGTCAGGAGTCCACTTCATTTTTGTTCCTCCGGCTTAAAGTCGGCAGCAGGTACTAGCTGGTCAGGACAAGTCCCAGTTACAGCACAGGTAGGACGCTGACACTCAGGTTTATTCCAGTTCTTGTTATTTTGGCAAGGATAACGGAACCTATCCTCACAACCTACGAGACTAAGAATGAACAACAGCCAAAGCACGCGCATACTGAGCCTCTCTATCTTCCATACCCTTGTAACCACCGTTAATGACCTTAGTCATGCCTCTGAGATCACCAGCGTCTGCGAATCTATTTAGCTTATTTTCCGACCAAAACCAGCAAGCAGATTGGGCTGCTCCTTCGAATGTCTGCATATATTCAGCAGCTTCTTGCGGAGTCATCTCTAGGCTAGCAGCGAACCAAAAATAGTTATCCTTGCCAGTTAGCTGGATTAATCCTCTGCCCTTGTAGACGCTCCCCTCTTGGCTAGCCTCATCGCCGTTACCCATACGATTCGCATAGACGTAATTAGCGATCTTATCCGGCTGTTTAGCGTAAGCCTTAGCCTGTGAGTCTGTAGCGAAATACTTAGGGAAGACTTTAAGGAGACCTTGAGCAGAGTAGTTCAGGTTCTCCGTTAGCCAGACGAATCCACCTGATTCATGGTGGCATTGGGCTAGGAATGACGCTATACGGTTAGGAGTCGTAATCTCGTATTCTTCTAGGAGAGACTTGCCACCTAGCTCAGTCTGAGAACTAAATAGTGCGTCGTACCATTGATCCGGGTACTTTGAGTTAGGGATAAACTTTCTAAATGCCTTACGATCAATCACGATACATCCTCTCTATCAGTATGTCTCGCCGTAACTCTTTCATCTTTCTAACTTCATGGACAGCAGCCTGAGTCGCTATATGTAAATCCCACAGCATAAATCCGATAATAGGCATTACGATAAAGAAGGTTAATAACACCGCCATGACAGTAATCAATAATGTCCAAGGGATGTTCTCATCGTCTCGCTTCTTACTATCAGCACCATTAGCATTATTGCCCATAGAATTGTAAGAACGACTGCCCCAATCCATGCCAGCTGACTTTTTACCCGATTTATCTGTTGCCTTCGTTGCCATCGAGCCGCTTGAATCTTTCTAGTCTCTATCGCCAGAGCATCTGCTTGCTCGTTCTGGATGTCAGCCCAAGCCTTCTCAAACCTTGCCCATACAGAACCTAGTTCCGGTGGAGTGTTATAGACCATCTGCTCCCTGACCTGAGCCAGCATATCGTTAAGTTTGGATTCCAGCCTGATCCTCTCTAATGCTCTGCGACCTAGCGATAAGTCACCTTTATAGACCTCTTTAGACGCTGCTTCACTCTGAACATAAATCTTTACCAGAGCCTCGTACTGGTCGATAAACGTACCTAGATTCGACCAAATATCGTTAAGCACATCATCTGGTACAACCTTGGCTACTTCCTGAACTCGCTTAACTTCTTCGTTATACTGCTTCTTCTGCTCAGGACTAGGATCGACTATCTTGTGATACTGTTCCTTTAGGTCTTTCAGTACGCCACTAACATCACCACTCGTTGACTTGATCTGCTTGTAAAGTTCAACACCCTTCTTAGCAAGATCGATACAAGTAGTACAAGCCTTGTAAGCGGCTGCAATTGTTACAGGATCAATCACTCTACATGGAGACGCATCTTTATATCGGACAACTCACGACGGAGTTCTTCGTTATGCTCCTCGCACCTGCGGTTCTGTTCTTCAACAGCAGCTAAACGAACAGACATACGTTCGACTTCTTCACGCAGGGTAGCAATAACCTGTTGCCATGCAGCATCAGTTATCTCAGCAGACTTATTGTTGCGGTTATCGGCCTGAATCTTTTGGTACATAGCCCAAGCACCAGCACCTAAACCACCAATGCCTACGACGATTTGAGAGAATAAGTTTTCCATTACTGACTCGTAAAATTTTTAAGATTTGTTATCTCAGTTCATACCAATAAACGATAGTACTCGTCCCAACAGCATTTGTTACAGAATATGTTGAACCATCTGGAACAATAATATCTACACCGTTAGTAAGAGCGTTCCATTGACTGCCATCACTTTCTGCTGTAACCCTCTGTGCCATTGGAGAACCATCGATATTAAATCTAATAGTTGCAGAAGCACCAGAACTTGATCGAGAGCAACTAACAGAAACCATAATCGGCTTACCTGTTGAGTTCGTGTATGTCGTACCTATAGCTCGGCTTGAAGCAACATTTTGCCAAGTTTGCCCAACACCAACACTACCGACTGTTACTGCGCCTGTAGAGCCGTTTACGCTAGTAACACCAGAGTTTGCAATCGTAGGGTTGCCAGATACGCCATCACCATTAGTAACTGTAATCCCAGTTCCAGCAGTAATAGTTCTGTTTGTTACGGTCAAAGCTCCTGTACGAGCAACTATGCCGTTACCAGAAGTGTCAGGTAAAGCCACATCCTTAACAAACGCAGTCGTAGCGAACTTAGTGCTATCGTCAGATGTACTAGGCGTAGTGCCTGTAGCAGTACCTGTAACGATTAAATTACCGCCTACGGTAAAGTTATCCCCATCAGTACCATCTTGCATATCCTTTAGTTGAGCCATTAGCTCTCGGATAGCGTTATTGATACCACTAGGCGCACATCCTTCAGCAATGTTAATCCCACCGATGTCGGTGTTATTAGACGCTGTTGCGCTGTATTCGCTAACTTTGTTCTTTGGCATGATTATTCCTTACTCGACCAATCCCAGAAGCCCCGGAATAGAAAACGGAGCAGCAGTTCTAGCTCTCTGTACAGCCTCAGTAAAACCAGCAGGACGAGGAGCAAACATCATTCTTTCACCTAGACGATAGTAAGGTGCAGTCATTAGTGCAGTCAGACTACCAGCAAGCGGATCAACAAAGCCAACACCACCCGTTAGGGCAGCACCAGTCATCCCACGAGCAGCAGTTCCGCTATCAGGAACCTTCTGGCCTAGAATTGACATTGCTTGACCTGACAAGTCTTGCATAGGCGCAGCACCTCTAGCAAATGCACCCTTACGCTTAGACACATCAGTTTGACGTACAGCAGACTCTAGTTGAGCAGGAGTAAATACACCCTCACCGCCACGAGTCTTAGCCATAGCTGTCTGTACACGGACAAAATCACGATAGGCAGAGTCAACTTTCTTTAGATCACTAGCGTACTTAGGATTCTGATTCCGTAAGGTATTCATGTAGAAACCCTCTAACTCTTTGAAGGCTTCACCTAATAGCTTTGTTGATCCAGTACCAGCACTATACGTTCCAGCCAATTTAGCTAAGTCTTGCTTAACAGCCTGAGCCTTCTGACCTGATACAACGCCTGAAGCTCTAAAGTCAGCCTCCAAGCCATTTACATAGGTTTGGAACTGCTGTTTATCAGCCTCAGATAGATTGCCTTTTGCATAACGATTCTTAATGGCATCAAATCCAGACTGGACTTTAGGAGTGAATTTAACCGCCAAGTCTGGGACAACATCGTTATATTTGTCGCTAATAGACTTCTCTACGAATAGGTAAGCATCTCTACCAGTCAAGCCTTGTGGAACTTTTAGCTTAGGATCAAGATTACTCAGAACCTTGTTGTATGAGGCAAGGTTAAACTCTGAGAATTGACGTTCTCTAGCACCGCTAACGATACCGCCAACGATAGGAATACTTTCTGCGGCTTGTTCTACTTGCTGAATACGACCGCCAAAGGCTGAACCCGGAGTCAAAGATATACCTTGCTCACGCAATGCAGCAGCTTCAGGACGCACAGCAGGAGCTAGTAATCGACCGCCACCGCTAAGAACCGCAGTTCCTCCACCACCTAACAACGCACCAGTTACCGTTCCACCTGTTACATCTTCAGTAGCTTTGCCAGCACCAGTTAATCCACCTAATCCGCTACCAAGCAGCACATCGCCAACGATTCCAGAGCCACGAGTTACTGGTTTAGTAACAACGCCAGCAGGAGCAACTAAACTAGCCGCAAACTCAGTACCGCCAGCACGAACAGGCTGTTCTTGAGCAAATTGACCTTGTTGTGCGCGAAGTTGATCGCGGATTCTTTCATATTCAGCACCGCTAATGCGACCACTACGGAATGCAGCCTCTAACTCATCAGCGAACCCAAAGGTCAGCCCCTGAGCAGCAGCCCTAGCAGTCTCAGCACCAGTAGAATAAGGAACAGGAGCAACCACAGACGGGCTAGGAACTGGTTGAGTCCCCATCTGACGGTTAATTTCCTGTAAGCCAGCAGTAGATACCTTATCTAGCTTCCCAGCCTTTAGGTACTCTAGGTCTTTAGTAGAAATCTTAGACAAATCCATTATTTGCCCTTTCTACGATCTAGTTCCATCTGGATAGCGTTCGCATCAAAAGCAGGAGCGTTCATACCGCTAGGCATACCGGGAGCAGAACGACCAGCCTTAACCATTGCCGCTTCTTTTAATAACTTGTCTAGTCTAGCTGCCTTATCTCTAATAGTTCCCGGCTTATCACCAAGTTGAGGGAAATAAGTTGATCTTTGAGCTTCTAATTCTTCTTTTGTATATGCAGCACCAGTAGAAAGCGTCAATGCAGCACTTATCATGTCTAGTTGCGCTGCTTCAACACGTTGACGATTTTCAGGAGTTGCTAGATTTTTAAGATAATCAGACCGTGTAACTCCCTTAATTATTTCTGCTCGTAAACTAGGTAACGATGCAGTTGAATCTTCACCAAGAACTTGCTGATATTGCTCAAATGAATTTTTAAGTCTTGTTGTTAAATAGCCAGCAGTACGCTCTGATTCTGTTGGCATATTGATAGTCGTAGCACCTGCTCTACGTTTTTGAATATCTAAATCAAACAACTTATTTTCTAGTTGCATGAGTTCAGCAGGTTCTAACTCCTCAATAGCTTTAGGAGTTCCATCAGGATTACGGAACATACTAGCTGCGACACGACGATCTTGATTCGTGTAATCAGTTTTCTTAGTAACAAACTCTACAGCACGTTTATTAACGTCTTGCAAACCTTGCCTGAGATCATTACCACCAATAGCACCTGATGCCGCCAATTGCTGCAAATTATCTACCTCTGCCTTAAATTGAGGTGGAACTTTATTTCTAATTTTCTCGAAGTCAAAGTTCTCAACAGCGCGTCTTGAGATTTGCTTATCCAGAGTCTCAATCTGTTGCAAATTATTAGCAATGATGTCTCTCGCAGACTTAGATGTAAGCGTAGACAAACGATCATTTTGAGCCAAAAGTTGTTGTTTACGAGCAAGAAATGGATCAGGCCTTTCCTTGCCTTGGACTTCAACTGAATCAAGTCGTTCTCCTTGGGCAACTGGAACAGCAGAAACCGGAGCAGGAGCAGCAGCAGGAGCAGCACTAGGCGCACCAGTCAATGCCTGTTGCAACGGAGCCATCTCAGCAAAGTATTTGATAGCCTCAGCAGGATTAGCCCGGATGTAAGCCACCATCATCGGATCGCTAGCTACTCGTGGGTCTTGTAGCAACTGGTTAATCGCTTGTATCTGAGCCTGAGACTGTTGCAACTTCTGCACGTTAGCCATTTGGTTGATGCTAGATTCATAGGTCTGACCAGCACCCTGAAATCCAGCACCTAAAGCCGTTAGCACGTTCTGTAGCGGAGATCGAGGCGCACCCTGTGGACTCATGCCCTGAGCCAATGCACCAACAGCACCTAGCAATCCACCTAGATTTGCTCGTCTTTCTAAAGCAGCACGATCTTTTGGGTCAGTTAATAGACCCTGATACATGGTAGGCGCACCACCAAAGATATTCGGGATGTAATCTTCAATCGCCATACGTCACCCTAACAGGTTAATTTGTGGCATACCCATAGCGTACTGGGGAGGCTGTTCCTGTGATGGAGTACCTCTTATCAGACCTTGAGGAGTAGGAGCAGCCATAGGTGGAGGAAACAATACATTTCCTGCCGCCTGTAGTCCTTGACCAGCAACTAATGGGTTTTCTTTAGCGAAAGAGCCAAGACTGCTAATGTCGCTCTTTAATGCGTTCACGCCACCTGCAAAACGATCAGCCATTGCTACAGGAGCAGTCGTTGAGCCGATAAGCCCTGTAGTACCGCCTGTAGCCGCATAAGTAGGCATTGAAGGATTAGCAAAAACGGGATTAACGCCCTGCGTCAATGCATTTAATGGTGTAGCAGCAGCGGGTACTACAGTACTTCCCATACCAGCAGTACCCATCACAGCAGGATTAGCTCCAGTCATTGCTGTAGTAGCCGCAGCATTACCAGCGTTCAAAGCACCACCCATAAACGAACCACCTACGCCACCTAGCACACCACCTAGCAGCGCACCTTGTAAAGGATTACGACGGTTTGTCATAGCTCCCATAGCAGAGCCGATTAACATTGGAGCAGCAGCAGCACCCATTACTTACCTCCTTGTGGCGTACTCGTGGTCGTAGTCTCCAGAGGCGCACCATAGAATACGTTAGCAGCACGTTGCAATCTTTGCATCGGAATATCCTGAGCAGCCAATCGACCCTGAATAGCCTGTTGCTCGTAGCCTTCTCTAGCCTGACCAACCTGTAGGAGTCGCTGGAGATCAGCATAGTCAGCAGCAGACATCTGTGGAGCAGCCTGAGCAGCCGCCATCTGTCTAGCTCTTTCAGCCTCAGCCGATTGATACGCTAGTTGACCACCTTGTTCCGCTAAGGCGCGGGCAAAGATGTCTTGTGACCTGCCAGCCTGTTGACCCATTGCAGCCGAGCCATAACGACCAGCCGACGAAGCCTGAGACTGTAGATTTTGAATGTCTTGGGTATAACGCTCACCAGCTAGACGGTTAGCTTGCTCTAAAGCACCACCTAGAAATGGATTAACGCCACGACCTTCAATCGTAGCGAGTTGTTCAGCCTGACCAGCACGAAGTAGCGGAGAACCGCCTATAGCCCGTTCCTGAGCCATCTGTAGGGCTTGCTGAGTAGCCGCTGACGGAGCAACCGCCAAGGTCTCAGGCGCACTCGGCATAGCCTTGTACAGCCTCTGAGCCTCACCTAGAGAGTAGGTAATATAAGGCTTAAACTCCGGGCCTATCTCCGTCTTACTTTCTTGTCTGCCGCCACCACCGCCCATATCACACCTCGCTTATCCATTTCCGAGGCCTGAATCCGTAGGCCTTAGCTCTACGCTCCCACCCCGGTCTATGACTTGTGAAAGTTAGGTATTTGTTACCACTTTCCCTTGCCATATTTTTGATGAATTGTAAACCTTTTTGCACCATCTGATAATCATTTTCTAACGTCCAAGCACACCAAACATGGAGTTCTTCCCCTAGTGGCTGCAATACAAAGAACGATTTGAAATGGTTATCCTCTAGTCCAACCCATAACCCTGACTTCTGATTCCAGCAGTCCGTGTACACATCCTCCACGATCCAACTCTCAGAACTCACCGCTTTAATCTTCTCTAATCCAGCCTTGACGCTAGGCCACCACTTCCTTAGTTGGTCAGGCTCGATATATCTGAATTCCGTCATCCGACAATAATGTATCCGTAAGTTTTGTCAGCAGTAGCGTTAGCCCAATGACTAATCGTTGCTGATCCTTGTTGTTGTGTAGAAACGTATAAGTTCGTTGTAGCCGATGGTGCAACGTAAGCCAACGTAACAATAGCAGAAGGAATCGATGGCCTATCAGGACTTGTACTTGTAGGATATTGTTCTAGCGAAACGCCAATATCCGTCGTTCTCCAGAATATCTCAACATAATCCCCTGCGTTCATCTCCAGAAAGTAGTTCATCGCGGTAATCAAGTGACTCGGATCACCCGTACTCTTTCTAGCAGGCATATGGAACCGACTATTGGAACCAGCGACGTTAGTGCCGTTCTTCTTGAACCAAATGTCAATGTCCTGACCGTCATTCGTCGTGTTCTTGTACTGGAACGAGAACTGGATGTTGTAAATCCCATAATTCCTGACGTTTAGCCTAGAACTATTAGAAACGTAAACTCCATTGGAATAATCTGTTGTGTTGAAGGTAACTGCGTACCCTGTGGTCGTGTTAGCCGCAGTCTGGTCTGTGGAGTCCTGAAACGCCCCATAGGGAGCAGAATCAGCCTCAGCAGCCGCAGATACAGGAACGAAGAAAATAAGGCTCTCAAAGCCTATACGCTCGTCATAAAGGGTCGTTGTAACTGCATTACCAGTCGCTAGGGTAATCAAGCCTGTGTTATTGGTCTTTCCGTCCATAACACCACGAACGACCTCAGCAACAGCCCTCTGATTTCCTCCAAATGGCGGTAATGTACGAAATTGCCTCATCGAGTACCCTGCTTGACTACTTCTACGTCAATTCCTACGGCTGTTTGCCAGTTATCTCCTGTCGGAGTCAGTCTTAGACGATGATATTCACCGTTAGAACGGATAGAAATACGGTTTTCAGCATCAGCAGCTACGTTAGAACCAAATTCAACCTGCTCATTGAGCAAATCTCGGCTAGAAATCGCTACAGAGCCACTTCCACCATCCACAGTTGGCCTTACTAACGTGACCGTAGACCGACCAATGGCTATATCACCCGTCGTAATGTTCGCAGTCTTAGGCTGACCAGAGAAAGCAATGATCTTAGCCCCTGAAACACCGCCAAACAATAACTGTCCACCAGCAAATACCCGGGAATCCAGCGGAATATCTAAAGCGTCTAGGTTGGAATTGTAGTTATCTACCTGCTCTAATGTCGCAGAAGGTGTTAGTACATAAGAAATAGATGTAGTCGTAGTTTCAGCATACGACCAACGATCTAAATTTATTGAATAAATTAGCAACAACTTACGAGCAAACGTACCTGAGAAACGCCAAATAACTAATTTGTTAATTGGATCAACTGTGCCACTCATTCCCGTGGAAACTTCACTAGGAATTGCGTTCTCAAAAAACCATCTATTAACCTTCTCAGCACCGATAGACTTTGTTGATTGACCATCGCAGGAGTAAAAACCGTCATCCGCTAGGAAATACGTTAATCCACCGTACTGAGCAATCGAGCCGTTAGAGATACATCCTAACGACCTTGAGATCGCATCAAACTGAAAGAAAAACGGGGAGCCTGTGTAGCTCATCCGATATATGGCACGTTCTAGGAAGATCAGACCATACTCGCCACCCGCTAAACCTGTAATGTCCCCACCGTCAGGGATGATCTGGAAGTCCGACTGAGAAGCAGCACCGGGAGTCCAGTCTGTCTCATCGTTAATGTCTGACCAGTAAACTTTATTGTTATCAGTCCCGTCATTAGCCGCAACAACAAAATCCCGAACAACCGTGACAAACCTAGTCGTAGGCGCAGCAGCAGCTAGGTTAGCAAAATAAGTCGATACACCAATCTCATAGGCTTGCAACCTATCCTGACCGTTAGCCAGAATCATCTTAGACCCGTACTGCGTTACATCCCAACTCTCAACCGCTGAATAGCCTGTTGTAGTTGCTGCATCCAAACTAGCATCAGACGGATCAAACTTATAAATCTGAGTGGCTCCAGCAGCAAATAAACTTACTTCACCGCCAAATTTACCGGCAAACGTAATAAGCAGGTTCTGAGCAGCAGCATCAGAATAATCAGCTTCTGAAGCTAATGGCGCATAACCATTAGCAACCGGATAACAGTTTTTAGCGTCAGTAATCGCCCCTGTTACTCCGGGCTGATCTGGTAGCCACTCACCAAAGATTAGTTTTGTCTCAGCCATGCGTCAGTTCCAGTAGGCTTTAATGTCCAAGCGTTTGAACTTGGGTTTATGTTGTTCCATGAATCCGCAGAGACCTCAACCACACTCCATGAATCATTGCTTGCAGGAATATCAGACCAGACATTCGTTTCTGGTGTTATATCTACCCATTCCTCGCCAACAATATAACCCTTAGCCGTTATTGTCGCATTTGCAACGATAGATGCAATACCTTTTGATGTTACCGATGGCGTGACTGATAGTTCAGCCGTTCCATTGATACTCGCAGGTACGTTAAAGGTAAGGAATCCAGAGGCGGTTACAGTCGCACTACTATTGATCGCAGCAGTACCAAATACCAGCAATCCAGCCGTAACAGAAACACTCGCTGTACCGCTGATAGCCGCTGTACCAAAGATCGTATAGTTACCAATAGCGGTAACTTGAGCAGTACCAGTAATCGAGGCATTGCCAAATACCTGACGGAAACCAGATGCTGTAACTGTTGCTGTTCCGTTAATAGCCCCTGAGAAATGGACTATACGGTAAGCATCAGCCGTAACCGTCGCAGAGGCTGAAATAGAACCAGCAGCCCTATAAGTCAGGCTTCCTGCCGCAGTTACCGTAGCAGAGGCATTTACAGCCGCTACAGCACGATGATCTACAACGGCATTACTAGATACTGTCGCTGTTGCACTAATCGCAGCAGACGCAAATACCGGATTGTCTCCGGTACTTGAGAATGTCGCTGAGGCTAACGGCGAGAAACCTAGCATTTACACACTTTCAACCCATTGTTGAGCTTGCTCATCCCATGAATACATTTTCCCATCTGTCGGCATTGCTACAGGCGGTTGCCAGTTTGCATCATCGTCTAACGTCCAACTAGGATACGGTTGTGGTGGGATAAACGCATCTCGCACAGAGTTATAAGCATAGCCGACACCAGCATAGTGTTTACGGAAGTTGCCGTTATAGCTGGTCTGCTTCCACGTTCCACCGAACAAACGCTCACAGAAAGCAGCACCGATATGCTCTTTCTCTACGCCAGAAGCATCAGACGTATCTTTATTGTCAACAACGATCACTCGCAAAACGATGTTGTTGCTGTCTAGTTCGCAAAAATGTGCCAATTTCAAGCCTCCAGTTTTAATGCAGTCAAACTTAATTCATCGCCAACCACACCGACAGGGAACGTGTTGAATGACATACTTATTCTTACGTCATCACCCTGAACCGTCGGCACGTTATGCTCTAGCGACGATGGAAACAAAATCAATCTTCCGGTAATCGCCTCAAACCACCAGCTCTCGGAGTTGTACAAGTTCCATTCTTCAGGTGGAAACTTGATCTGTTGCCAGCCAGAACGATAGAAGAAAATCTTGTCATCTGGATTAGTGTTCAAATAGAACACACCAGACACAAAGCTATTCGGATGTGTGTGTTTATGATGCCATTGACCCTGCTCGGAGTAGTTAAACCACGACTGAGTGATCCGCAAATCAACGTCATGCTTTGGATTGATGGTTGCTTTAAAGTATTCAGTAACACATCCTTCTACCCAATCCCGCAGAGAAGTCATTACCTGTTCGCGCAATACAAAGTTGTTTACGCTAGTGGTGTTGCCTTCATTTGCGCGTGTTTCTTGCCCACGAACAAATAGCATTTCCTCGCCCGTTAGCTTGCGGTCAAGGTCAAACATCCCAATGGGTGTCGGGAAAAGGTTGTGCATATTCATGCGATTGCGTCCTCTATTTCTTTGGCCTGCGCGTTCATGGCCTCAAGCTGCTCCGGCAAGTAAATTGTCGGGATGCTTTCCTCGAACTCTTTGATCTTGTCCATCACCCAGTAGACTTCTTCAATGCTAGGGCAAGGGCGAGGGTCTTCCCAGCGAGTAAAGACGCCATTGCTGATTTCCCATTTAGCACCCGGACGTAACATCTGCATCGCTACGTCAATGCCAAAGAAGCGGTAGATTTTTGTGTCCATAGTTATTGATTGATTTTGATAATTACTATGCCGGAGCCGCCTGCCGCAGAAGTTGATGGACTCCTTGCCCCGCCTCCACCACCACCAGTATTTGCTGTTCCTGCCGTTCCTCCACCAGAACCACTAGAAGCCCCAGCACCGCCGCCACCTGTTCCACCAGCGCCGCCTGTTCCGTCAGAACCACCGCCACCGCCACCAGCATAGGTAACACTACTACCACTTATTGATGAAGCGGTTCCATTACCACCCGCACCACCATTAGAAGATGTTGCGTTACTTCCTGTAGCAGAAGCACCACCACCACCACCGGCATGAGCATTAGGAGCAGTACCAGAGCCACCACTACTTCCTTGACTTGGCGTAGTTGATGGTGTGTTACCAGCTCCACCAGTTTGGTTAAAAGCACCACCTCCACCACCACCTGAACCACCTGATAAACCATTACCGGGGCTACTATATCTACCACCTCCACCGCCACCTGTTGATGTAATGGTGGAAAATGTTGAATTTGAACCAGAATTACCTAAATTGCCTTCCGTTACACCACTAGCACCAGCCCCAACAGTTACCGTGTAGTCAGTTCCGGCAGTTACGCTTAAACCAGTGCCAGTGCGGAATCCTCCAGCACCACCACCTCCACCAACTTGAGAACCACCAGACCCGCCACCAGCCACAACCAGATAATCCACGCTGGTCACACCAGTAGGCGCAACCCAGCTAGTTGATGACTTGAAGGTAAAGACAGTTTGTGATGCGACATTGTATTTGAGGATGACAATGCCAGAGCCGCCAGAGGTAGAGGCGTTCCCACCTAAGCCAAAAGCCTTGATTCCACCGCCACCACCGCCTGTGTTTGCAGTACCGTTCGCTGCCGCGCCAGATGACCCATTGCCACGACCACCTCCACCAGCCCCTCCAGCAGCATTGGAATAACCTACATCATCCAAGTTTCCACCACCACCACCACCTGCATACGTTACCGAAGAACCTGAAATGCTTGATGCTGTACCAGCACCGCCTGCGCCACCAATGGTTGAAGACCCATTTGACCCAACAGCACTTGCGCCGCCACCGCCTCCTGTGCCGTGTGCGCCTGATTGTGGCCCACCTGTGCCACCGTTATTGCCTTGGCTTGGCGTTGTACTAGGCGTATTACCAGCACCTCCAGCACCAGACCCATAACAGCCGCCACCACCAGAGCCGCCTGATTTTCCTGTTTGACCTGACCCTGTTCCACCGCCTCCACCACCGCCACCTGTGGACGTTATGGTGCTAAATATTGAGTCAGAGCCGTTATTTCCTTGACCCTGTGTAGTTCTGGAAGCACCACCGCCACCAACAGTAATGGTGTAGTCAGTTCCAGCCGTTACAGATAATCCTGTTCCAGTTCTGAATCCTCCTGCGCCAGCAGCACCAGCGGCTCCATCACTAACACCACCACCACCGCCACCAGCGACAACAAGGTACTCAACCTCGGTCACGCCAGTAGGACAAGTCCAAGTGCCAGATGCGGTAAAAGTCTGGACAACAGTAAAGTTGCCACCAACAAGCCGACCCAACAACAAAGCCATAATGCCACTCATGACACGTTTCCAGTCACGACACAAACCGTACCGCTAATGAATAGGATCGTTGCTACACCTCTGGTTGCTAACGTAAGAGTGTCTCTATCTGTGTTTGTTCCAGCAACATAAGCTGTCGTAATCGAGCAGGTAATCGTGATGTTGCCGCTAGTATTATTAAAGATCGAGATAATGTCACCAGCCGCAAACGTCGAGTTAGGGATCGTAATCGAGCCGCTAGTACCGACACCCACAAACTCACCAATGTCTGAAGTCGCTAGTGTGTATGAGCTAGTTTTGTCTGAGCCAGATTGAGGAACATTCAAAAAGCCCAACGTAACGCCACTAACATCAGGCAATGTCTGAGTGATGTTGCTGTTAGTGTTAGCACTTTGTAAAGTATGCGTACCTGAACCACTCGCATTACCTTGAACTTTTAAGTTACTCATGTTCTTTCCTTAACCAAAAACCAGCCAATAATCATCCGTTGGGACTGTTACAGAGCTTCCTGTGCTTATAGTTATTGCCCCATAGCTAACAGCATCATTGCCGCTAGTGATCGAATACGCACCAGATACCGTCTTAGATGTCTCCCAGATAGGGAATTGCACCGCATTACCAGATGTTTCTTTATAAACAGCCCGATCAGCAGGGTACGTTACGAATACATCCTTAGTGCCAGCAGAGAAGTTGACCAAAGCATCCGAGTTCGATGACTGTAGAACCACATCCCGGCTTAAAGTACCTGAGCCTACTGTCCCGATACCAACTTCCCACTCATTCGATCCAGACAGGTAAATGGCGTAATACGTTGTATTTGTGTTCCCAATACCCGCCGAGAACGACTGAAATCCAGTAGCAGCACCGGCAAGCGTAATCGTCCCAGTACCCGTAGTCGTACTGGTTTCCTTTACCCTGTCGTTAAGGACGAACGGCATTTATGCCAACGTAACGGACAGATTGCCCGTTGAGATGGTGAAAATATCGCCTGTACCCACAGTCTTAGCCTCATCCAGAGCAGTATGGAACAGCAGGTTTCCAGCCGTTGACGCATCTCTTAGACCGATATAGCTGACCGTTCCCCATGAAGCCGTAGCCGTTGGGAATGTCACACTCGCTGAGTTCGTCGTTACACCGTTACTAGGCGCACCAAACGTCACAGCAGTACGAGCATACGAGCCACCAGATACCTCAGTACCAGTATCCGCATCTGTAGGATCAGACGTATAAAGAGCCACATAAACCGTCGTAGGGCTTGTGTAGCTCGTATTACGGAGAACAGCGTTAATTACAGCGTTCTCTAGATAATTTGACATCTCTGCCATGATTTACCTCACGTTATAAGACATAGACATAGGCTGACCGCTGTATTCACTCGACTGGTCAGAGTTCGTAATCGCCGTTACAGCACGATCGTATAAGGTTGCCCATGTCTGAATACGGGCATCATTCATTAGGTATGGCTCTGCTTCAGCCAAAGACGCATACAGCAAAGCATCAGGGTAATTCGCTAGGAAGATGTTGCTAGAATTGCTATCTGACAACAGCGTAGGCTTGCCGTAGTACAGCATCTGGAGAACGTAAGTACCGTCTGGAGATGGGGCTAGCTGTATCTCAGAGCCTAGAATCGTGTAGTCGATAGGCTTACCACCCTCTGTAACCCTAGACTCAGCGTAGAAGCTATTAGGAGCCTTGTAGCGCAATGTAGTCACCGGATTAGTATTCAGGTGAATATCGCGCATCTCTAAGAAGTCTGTAGGCAATCCAACAGTTGAATCACCACCTGTAGTCGATGCCGTTGCGACAATCAACATCTGCCGAGTCCGAATGTCTCGACGTAGCCTTTCCTCAGCTAGTCGGATAAAGTCGGGTATCACCGATGTCAGATCACTACGGGCTAGATAATTCGCT